ATGATATGAACCTACTCGGGGGTATTAAAATGATATGGAACAAGATCACCGGCAAGGATGTGTCGCCGGATGTAATGGCGGCTGAATCGCGCATCGCGGACTGGCGGGCAATCTATCGCGGTACTCCCGAATGGCTCGACTACTGGTATCCAACGCTTAAGGGCAAGCTACAGAAGCGCGTCAGGAAAACAATGCGTCCGGCGAAGATGGTTTGTTCCGAACTCGCAGGTCTTGTATGGGCGGAGACTCCAAAGCTTGCCGCGCCTCAAGGCGTTCTCGATGTTCTCAAGGGTGCGCGGTTTATTGACAGGGCGCAGGCGGAAACCGAGTTGATGCTCGCGCTCGGGGCGACTGTATTCAAGCTTTATGTTTCAGACGGGAAGATAGGCCTCGACTTCGTGCAGCCGGATCGCTTTATTCCTGTATCGTGGGACGCAGGCGTAATCACTGAGGCAGACATCATCGACCGCCGGGTAATCGACAAGAAGCAATACATTCGGATCGAGCGACACCGGAAGGACAGAGACGGCTACAAGATAACAAGCGAGGTGTTCGAACAGCGCGGCGGCGATATGTACCCGGCAAGCATCGCGCTTTTTGGTCTGACCGAAGCAGAGGCGTTTAGCCCGGTGAAAATGTTTTTCTATTGCGGGAATCCAGAGACGAACAATCTAGACACAGATTCACCTCTTTCAATCTCCATTTTCGAGAACGCGCGCGACACACTCGAGTGTTTGGACATCGCTTTCGACGCGCTCAACTCTGAGATCGTACTCGGCAAGAAGCGTATCATCGTGCCTGCTCGGGCATTAAGGCATATAGTGAACACTGAAACAGGAAAGGCGGAAAAATACTTCGACCCATCCGACGAGGTGTTCCAGGCGTTCGATACCGAGGACAAAGAAAATCTCAAGATAACTGACAATACCGTCGAGCTTCGCATCGAAGAGATCCGACGCGCTATCCAGACGCTGCTTGATATCCTCTCGGTCCAGATAGGATTGAGCGTTGACACACTCTCGTTCGACGGCGTGAGTATGAAAACAGCTACAGAGGTTATAAGCGAGAACTCGAAAACCTTCAAAACGAAGCAGAATATCGAGAACGCGCTTGGCTCGGCAATCGTCGCAATGATGGAATCAATCGCAGGCCTTATCGTGTATACCGGCGGATCAGTTGGATCAGAACCCATCAGCATTGAGTGGGATGACTCGGTTATTGAGGATCGCAACTCAAAGACCGCCTATGTGCAGTCACGCTTAACCGGCGGGACATTACCGCGATACCGTGCTATAATGATGCTTGACGGCGTGGACGAATCGGAGGCGCGGAAACGTGCGGAAGAGATCGCGGAAGAGAACAAAACCGTCGACGTATCGACAATGTTTGGAGGCATAGGATGAAAGACGCAGGAACTGGGAAAGTAAAGAAGTGTCGCCGCGCTGCACTGGTTCGCGCTGAGAAGTATCAGGCGCACTATTTCCAGTACACTTCGCTCGGTCTTTTCGCGTGGATCATGCCGATCAAAATGCTCCGCGATTACATGGAAAAGCGATTTTTCGAACAGCCGGAGAAACAACAGCGCGCATTCGAGCGCATGACAATCAAAAACCGGAACCGCCGCGAGCGCATGATCAGGAAGGCCGCTGGTAAATGACCGCTTCTGAGCTTGTCTACCAACTCGAAACCGATATCCTCACCAACATGATCCGGCTTTTGAAGCGCGGGTCAATCGGATCGGCGACATGGCAGGCGGAAAAGCTTGCGCAACTCGGAACGCTCAGGGCGATGAATGCGCAGGCGATAAAGACAAATCTCGCGAAAGCAATCGCAGCGGCGCAGAAAGAGATCGCAAAACGCGGACGCATGGGGGCGGCGATAATCGACGCATACGCCGTAATCGAGAAACTGAAGCTACCTCCCGGCGCAGATGCGAAGCTTGACCAGCTTTTAGGGATGTTTGGCAACCAGACGGCGAACGAGTTTAACCGCATGGGCGCGACTATGCTTGCGTCGGCTGATAAGGTATACGTGTCGGCTACAGAGTCAATCGCGGCGCAGGCTATTTCCGGGGCAAAAACCGGGCGTCAGGCAATCGCGGAAACTGTATCAGGGTGGAGTAAGAACGGATTGAAGGCGTTTACTGATCGCGCTGGCAGGACGTGGACGCCGGAAGCATACGCGCAGACTATCACTCGAACGACGGTAAACAATGTTCGCAGGGAAGCGCAGTATCAGCGCATGGATGATTACGGATTAGACCTCATTCAGATATCAAGCCACGCGGACGCAAGGCCAGGGTGCGCGCCGTACCAGGGGAATGTATACTCGCTTAACGGAAAAACACCCGGATATCCTTTGCTTTCAGAAACCAGCTATGGAGAGCCGGACGGGATTTTTGGGATAAATTGTAGGCACACATCAACGATCTACACACCCGGCCAGAAGAAGACCTTCGAGCCGTATCCTTTGCGCGAGACAGAGGACAAGTATCAGGAGAGCCAGAAACAGCGACAGATCGAGCGCGACATACGCAAGGCGAAGCGCGGCCTACAACTCGCGCAGGAATCAGGCGGAGACCCGGCAGAGGTTCAATACTGGAAAGACAAGGTATCCGGCAAACAAGCCGCGATGCGTGATTTTATCGACGAATCGGGACGAACGCGGCGAAGAGACCGCGAGCAGATATACACGTAATTTAGGAGGGATAGAGAAATGAGTGATGCAGTAGAAACACAGGCAACCGAAACACCAGCGTCAGGGCAGCAGACAGAAACACCGGAAGTAGCGAAGTACACCGACAAGCAATTAAACGACTTGATCGCCAAGAACTCAGCGAAAGCCGCCGAGAAAGCCCGCGCAGAATTGCTTGGGTCAATCGGGGTGAAAGACGCAAGCGAAATCGAGGCGCTTAAGAAAGCCCGCGAGTCACAGATGACCGAGGCCGAAAAGCTTAAAGCCGAACTCGACGCGCTCAAGGCTGCCGACTCCGAAAGCAAGAAAGCCGCCGATGCGGTGAAGGCTGAAAACGCCGCGCTCAAAAAGGGTGTGCCGGCTGACAAAGTAGACCGCGTTGTAAAGCTCTCCGCAGGATACGAGGGAGACACAGTAGAAGAGCGCGTCGCTGCGGTTCTTGCGGATTTCCCGGAGTTTGCACGCGGGCCCGTGAAGGACATCGGAGCACCGGCTCACGGTCAAACACAGAACGAGGCTGATTCACTTCTTGAAAAAGCTCGTGCTCAGTTGGGATTGAAAAAAGCTTGACAAAACTGCAATAAACGCGGATACTCTTTGTAGATGGCTCGGCATACTCCGAGGTAAAGACCGCAAGGGTCTCTAAAACTTGGTAATACGAATCCGTTGGATTCAAACCATTTTTGGAGCCGTTGCGGTTTTTGCATTATGGCTCCGAACAATCAGGAGCCTTTAATGGCAAATACTGTAACTAAAGCAGCGGTTTATAATGCAATCCTCGACGAGGTTGTTACCGCAGGCCTTACCTCAGCGCCTCTTACGGCGAACCAGTCCCGCCTTGTTTATTCAGGCGGAAACTCTGTAAAGATCGCGAAGCTCTCAACAGACGGCTACAGCGACTATAACCGAGCCACCGGCTACGCCGCGGGCGACGCAACACTCGCATGGGAAAACCACACCATTCGTATGGATCGCGGCAAGTCGTTCAACGTTGATGTCATGGACGCCGACGAGTCGATGCAGACTCTTTCCGCTACCAACCTCATCGGCGAGTTCGCGAAAGACAAGGAAGTTCCCGAGATCGACGCATACCGCTACAGCTCCATTTTTGGCGCCATCGTAGACGACACAACCGTCCGTTATGGGTATTACAATCCGGCAGCCGCGACACTCCTGACAACCTTCCAGGGTAACGTAGCTGATGTTCAGGACGTAATAGGCGAGCAGGAGCCGTTGATTGCCTTCATGAGCATGAAGGCGTGGAAGCACCTCACCACTTCGATCGAACTTTCCAAGCAGCTCATGGTACGCGACGGGGGAAACGGTATAAACACAAAAACCTACGAGATCGACGGCGTTCGCATCATTCCCGTTCCTTCCGCCCGAATGAAAACCGAATACGCTTTTGGGTCGAACGGGTTCACCGCTAAAGCATGGGCGCAGGAAATGAACTGGATCATCATGAGCCAGAACGCAGCTGTTGCCTTTGTGAAGCACCAGAAGGTGAAAGTGGTTTCCGCTGATGACAACCAGAGCGCTGACGCAGAAAAAATCATGATGCGCCTGTATCATGATTGCTGGGTCTACGAGAACAAACATAACGCAATTTATGTCTCGCTCAAGACCGCGACCATCGCAACAATCGTCGGAGTTGGCGGTGGCGTTGAAGCCAAATCCGGTAAAGTGGAAATCACCCTTGGCGACGCCTACACGTACCGCGACACCGGGCACAAGTTCTACTATCTCGACACCAACTCCGCGACTGTTCCGACCACTCCTGCTTGCTACGACAAACTCAATGTATCAACATACACCGAGATTCAATCTGCATCCAAACAAGACGTATCAGCGACAGCGAAGGATTACGTGATTGTAGTACAGCTCGACGAAAACGGACGTGTGATCGCTTACACTGCCGTGGCCGCGCTATAACTACTGGCCCGGGGTAACTCCCGGGCTTTATTTCCAGGAGGTGGAAAAATGGCTTACAAGAAAAAAGAAATCGAAGAGAACCAGAACGAAACCGCAGAAAAACCAGCAGAGCAGATAGTAGAAGAAAGCCCGAACGAAAAGGTTGAAATCGTTAAGAACGGAGTAACCTGCATCCGTGCTCGCTCGGAAGTTCCGGCGTATATAGCACAGGGCTGGAAGCTAAAATGAAGCCAGCGCGCAGGGCTGAAAAAACTGTTCTGCGCGGTCAATTACTATATCGAGCAGGTGGCATAAATGGCATACGCTGATCTGACATATTACAAAACTACCTACGGCGGCCGGTCTGTTGTCGATGCAGAAACTACGAAGTGGCTTGAACGCGCTTCCGATGATCTCGATGTTATGACTGGATTTCAGATCGTTGAATCTGATTTGTCGCTCTGGCAGCTGACTCAGGTTAAAAAAGCCTGCTGCGCTCAGGCTGAGTTCTATGTCACGAATGGAGAGACCTATAATGCAGACACGGTACAATCTGCTAGTATCGGGAAGTTTTCGTACTCTGGTGGATCGTCTGGATCTTCAAGGCCAACTATTTCGCCTCGGGCAATGAACTACCTTTCAGCGACCGGTCTGATGTATGCCGGTGTTTCTATTGCGGGGGCTAAGTATGCCGATTAGCCCGATACCGCGGTCTCTTCTTCCTCATACAGCGACGCTTAAGAAAGTCACTGGTATTGATGCGCGCGGGAAGCCGACATACGCGGAAGATGTAACACTGAATTATGTGCGCTTCGAGACCGCAAGAAAGAACGCACTCACAGCTCTTGGAGAACAGCGGAATGATCTCGGGTTGTTGTTCTTTGATATGCAGAACTCGCTTCCTTCCGGAACCACGTTCGCCGTTAACGATCAAATCGTTTTTGGAGAACGGACGTTTACAATCCGTGAAGTCACTCCGGAATATACGGTATATGGAAATCCGCATCATTACGAGGTGGCGCTAATATGACGATCACGGTCGATATAAACGAAAGCGAAATCATCAGCAAGATAGACGACCGTATCGGACGCGCACAGCTTGTGCTTGATAATCGAATTGCCGCCGACTCGAATTATTTTTGTCCGGTCGACACTGGGGCTTTGCAAGGTTCTGTTTTCCCAATACAGGGAGACGGAACGCTTGAGTGGAATGAGCCGTATGCTAAGAGACAATACTACGGACTTCCAAACAAGTCGAAGGACTCGAACCCGAACGCTTCGCCGCAATGGTTTGAACACGCGAAGGCGCGAGACTTAAAAGACTGGGAGGCACTCGCCAATGAAGAATATAATCGCTGACCTTGCCTCATACATAACCGAGAACTCTACGATACTAGGTTCTCTTGTCTATATTGATTCTTTCATAACCGACACGGGCGATGCGATGATGATACGCGCAAACCCGGGGAACCCGGTCGAGACGCGAAGTTATAGCAAATCGAGGCATGGGCAATTCCCTTTTTCCGTTTACGCTCGGAGTGATGACAGCGGAAAGGCATATGACGCTTTATGCACGCTGATAAATATTTTAGATCTTGAGGAAGTTAACCTCACAGATGAAACATTGGTTACAATCGAACCGACTTCGAACCCTTCGCTTGTGCAGAAGATCGAGGCGGGGGATTATACATATATAGCCGGTTTTCGGCTAACCTATTTTACAAGGGGGTAGGAATGAGATTCCCACTCAACTACGAAACGCTTCTTGAAGTCGACATTACGCCGAAAGCCACGACCAGAACATACGTCAGGCTTGCCGAGGGTATCGCAACCGTAGAGACTTCAATGAACGAGGTCAACGACCAGCAATCCTTCTACAAGGATAATGGGTACGCGACAACCAGAAAGACCGGCGGCCAGCTGATTTTCACGATCAGCGGAAGCCGTGTTATTGGAGACGCCGCGCAGGATTTCATCGCTGGGCTTTTCGGCGCGTTCGGTGACGATGCTATTTCAAACATCCGTGTCACCAGCTCGGATGGCGAAGTAAAATCCGGAGCCGCAACATTCACCGCAATTGTCGCAGGTGGTGGAGACGCCGGATCTCTTGGTTCGTTCTCGTGCGAGATTCACGTTAACGGCAAGCCTTCGGTCACGCCGCGCTCCGGTGCGCCCACGCTGTCGGTTGCAATCGCTGCTGGTACTGTTGTTGGTGCGACGAAAGCAACCGCAACAGCCGGGGTTGGAAACTCGCTCGCGTACAAGCTCGCCGCGCAGTCGGCTGGCACGATCTATGCGAAACAGTATCTTCCCGGATACACCGCGTACACTTCCGGAGACGACATCATGGCGTCCGCCGGTCAATACCTGCAAGTGTATGAGCTCGATGCAAATGAACGCGTGGTCAAGTTCTCGGAAAAGGCTCTTGAGGCCGCCGACATCAAACCGGCGACCTAATCGGATGGGCGGGGTTTCGGCTCCGCCCTTTATTTAATCATTGGAGGAAACAATGGCAGACTTTAA